AACGCCTTTACGCCGTTGGGAATTAGATTCCCCCAGCGGGACCTACTTTTGTAGGTTACCAGATCTAAACTTCATAAAGTCTCTCACGAGATTAGTATTGGAGGTTACGATCGCACGAATCGAAGTCTAGGACATCGATAGGTTCGGATCCACCCTTACTTACTTTACTTAGTAAAGAATTTAAGTCGTGGAAATTCTCACCTAGTTCATTGAGGGACAATCCCCTGAACACTCCAGGCTCAAACTTCTTATCAATGACTAATGTCTTTCCATTAACGTAAGATTCTTCCTTTAGGAAAATCTCGTTATTAAGGAGTGTCATTATGTCTATGATAGGTCCGTCTAGAAATTCATCGATCACAATTTGTGAGTCGTCAATATATAGACGTGGTACGGACTCATTAGTATCTATTACTATAGTACTAGATAACTTAACGAATTGCCGTAACTTACTAATCTTCAAATTAATAGGTAACAACCTATTAAAATTTGAAAATGTAAGATCCGACCTTGCTTCTTCCAGTCTCTTCCTTGTGAGGTCGAGCTGTTTGAAACAGGCGGTTACATCGGGTTGACTAAGTATGGACCAAACCAAGGTTTCAGGTCTTAGACTGTCAACGTTGTCCGATGACTCCACAAATTGGCACCAAGTTATTAGCTCATGAAGCTGTAGCTTGGTGTCCCAAATCGTGGCATCTCGTTTAACAGCATCTACTACGCGATTCCTCCACTTCTCTATAAGAGAGTCTGGAATTCCGCGTAGGATTTTCAACTGAGATTCTATTTCTCTCGCATTCTTACGAATACCGTAGATTTCTAGAATCAGAAGGATGTACTCCCTAAGTGGATGAGCTATAAGCTCACCATAAGGATTTTCGTTAATCGAGAAACCTTCTTCAATTCCTAACCTCTTATTGAGGTCCATAAGGTTTTGACGGAGTCGGTCTTTAAGTTCATCCCTCCCGGAAACGATAGTTTCTAGAGAAAGAGACTTAAATAGACTTTCCCACGCCTTCTTAGGATGCAGTTTTGCACTATAAAGGTCATAAAGAAGGTCGCCTATGACAAGTTCATGTCTCTCTTCAAGATGAGATATCAACCTCGGAAGGTTAAATAAATCACCTTTCATGTCTAACATGACCCTCATGGAAATTCGGGAAACCTCATTTCCATGATTCATATTCATAGACACAAATTCGCCTTTCAGATTTTCATCTGAGGCGTATTTGGATTTCGTCTTATTGATCGGCATGAGATACTCGTTTGCTATAGCATCCGAGATTTTCTCATCAGGATCCCAAATCCAGAGGTCATCTCCTACACGATTGTAGAGAGAATCTCTGGGATTTGCTGCCACCTTATCTGGGTAATGCTTCGAAAGAAGAAACTCAGTTAAGAAGTGGTCGGTAAGGGAGGCTATGGCGAATGAGCCTTTAGTACCCATTCCCTGCCCCTTACCATATCTGATCGGGCCATCGACTGATTTGGAAAACCAATCACAGTCAACGACCAAACTTCTCCACTCTCTTGCGAAATCATCGTTGAAGAGTTCCGACACAACAATTTGTTGTAAATCGGCGGACAAGTGATCAGTCCAGGCAGTAAGATCGATAGATCTTATACCGTGCCTGATATGCTTCTTGAACTTTCCCCAACCACGTTGGTGATTGTGAAAAGAAGAAACATCTCCGAACATACTATTAAGACAAAGTATTACTTTGTTCTCAAAAGGTGTCAGTAAGAGTTGAGTCCATACGTCGACAATGGCGACTGTACGTGACTTATTACCAGTGTCTCGGATGCTAGTAAGTGTACGTAGATCACCCTTACGGGGATCCATATACTTATACACAGCTGGTTTAACGGTAACAATGTTATCCGTAGCCTTTTTATCCTTGACAGGCTTGGCCTTAAGTAAAGTTTTAACAATCTTAAGATTTTCTTTACCAAGCCTTCTGGCTAACTCTCGTTTAAG